CACCGCCTGCTTCAGTACTTCCGGATCATAATCACGACCGTCACGCGGAGCAGGGATATGGCTTACAGCCTCTTTCACCATCTGCTCAAGCATCGGACGCACATCATCGGGGGTGATACTTTTGCCGTCCGCCGGTACCGGAATATTCGCAACCGCATCATTCACCGCCTGCTGCAGTACATCCGGATCATAATCACGACCATCACGCGGTACCGGAATGGTCCCCACAGCGTCATCCACCATCGCCTGCAGAACCGGATGTACCTCATCCACCGTCACATGCTTCTGTAATACCGCCGACAGGGAAGCCAGTTTCTCTTCAAACGCTTGTGCCTGCGCGGCCATCTTCCCCTCAAATGTGCGCTGTAAATCCGCCAGCACCGTGGAGAATTCTTCGCCCAGTGCACGAATAATGGACAGTTCCCGTTCCGTCATTTTCTCAGTATCCCCCTGAACATCGCTTTCACTGCATCATGCTCTGTTTCACTGATTGCCTTATTACCGTCAGATGCGCCGTCAGGCAGTTGTGCTGAAACTGTTTTCCCGGCCGACGCGAACGGGTCCTCACGGGCATCACGACGGGACAGCGCCTCCAGACTGTAGTTCTGCTGCTGAAGATACAGTGCATCACCGCCGGCAAGGGGCGGCAGGTTCTCACGTTTACGGGCCTCATTGGGCGTGAGAAGCGTATTTTTCACTGATTCACCCAGTGTTTTCATGCGCCGTTCGCTGTCCATTCTCAGCAGCGTGGTGACGTCAAACTCCGTGCTCTCGTTTTCCCCCGTTTCCAGCGCCTCATCCAGTAACAGCTCAATGGACTCAATCAGCGTCTGCAGACACTGGGAATAATACTGCTGCTCCAGCGCCTCCACGTTGTCACTGGAAGGCGGGTGGCCAACGCCAATCTTGTAGGCCGGGACACGGAACACCGAACAGACAATTTCAGCCGTCATTTTCAGTTGTTCCACCGTCTGCGCATCCACCGGTGAAAACGTCGTGGGGCTGTATTTTGCCCCGTTGCTCAGTATGGCCGTCTTCCCGGCATTTTCGCCCGTATATCCGCTGTCCCAGTTCCCCTTCAGTTTTTTCGCGTTTTCTTCCGTAATACTGCCGGGGACCTCAATCACGCCTGATGGTCGCCCGCCATTTCTGAAAAAATACGTCGAATTTGCCTGAATATGATGCCCCTGCATGGCGGCCAGTCCTGCGGCATACACCGGCGGCAGCCCCACAAGCGGATGAAAAAAACAGTTAAAACGGTCGTGGATCACCTCCCGGGCAGGCACCGTCACCGACTCTGTGATCCCACAGTTCCGGTCCGGCGTGATGCGGTAGAACACGTCGCCGTCATCCGCCACCAGAGGTTCAACCCGGTTCCAGTCCAGAATACGCAGTTCTTTGATCTGCCCCCGGGGGTTGCGGATTTTCAGCACCACCGTATTGCCGTGACGCAATTTGGAATTCAGCCACAGTTCAAAAAACTGGATGCGATTCTGCTGCGCATTAGGACGACGACAGAGACGGGCAGTATCTCCCTGCCGCTTTTCCCGGCGTATTCCCTGTACATCAGTCTGCATCAGGCGAAGCCGCATTTTGGCGATATCCTGGGATATCAGCGAAATGCATGAAAACACCGCGTGAAAGGACAAAACGGTTTCCGGATCGGCTTTCACACCCTGCTGCCAGGCACCGGCAAAAGGCTCAGCCACCGCCTGAAACAGGGACCGCCAGCCCACTTCTCTTACGTCACGTCCTGATTTCTGGTTTTTTCGGGTTCGCCGCAAAAGGTTCCACATTCGCCATGCTCCGCATCACGTTTCTTTTTCTGACCTGCCGGACGTCGCGCTGTGATGTACTCCGCCTTCCCCAGGCGAACCAGCACCTCCGCACTCGGCTGTGCCACATCACGGATATCCCCGGCCCGGGCATCATGCGTGCCCTGCAGATACTGGATTTTTGCCATCTGTTACTGCGGGAAGCTCGCGCCTCCCGCCCTCCTCATCAGACTCAGCCACCGGACGCAGTTCCGTAGTTCACACCGGTGATCACCGCCACTGCCGCGGTACGGCGACGACGCCAGTTGATCCAGCGCTCCGCACGGATGGCCACGCTGCCGGTCTGAACATGGAGACCAGTTCCACCGGTGACGGTGTGCTGCTGTCGCTGGTCGGTTCAGACTGCATCTCCAGTGACGCTTCACGGGACATATCCACCGCCACACCGCCGTCATCAGCCAGATAAATATCCGGTGCATTCACCAGTACCAGCTGGTCACCCACATACTGGGAGACAATCACCGGCAGCCCCTGGAAGGTCCCGCCCAGCAAGGTCATGTCCGGATATTCCTTCTGCCCCAGCGCATTTTTACGCATGGACAGCGCCAGGGCATTGGTGCTGGACATCAGCCAGACCGCACCGGTGGGCTGCAGATTTGCCGTCACAAACTGGCCAAACGCGGCCTCGGCATCCGCATCCGGGTTACCGGTTGATGCCGTGCCCTTCACATCATGGGTGATGGACGCCGGGGAGACATCCGCCACCGCCGCTTTTTTCGGGTCCACAAAGTCTGTGTCCAGACGCGCCACCACCGCTTCCGCCAGCGCATTACGGACCAGTGCATCAGCAGCCGGACTGGAAAAACGGATCAATTCTTCCGTCAGTACCGCAATGGCCGACACTTTCGCATGACTGAAGGTGATGGATTCAAAATCAAACTTCGTCAGGGGTCTGGCCTTACCCTCACCCACCCAGCCGGCAGCACCACCGGACACCTGGGCATGCACGCGGATATTGAACGGCACCTGACGAAGTGCAGGGATCCCGCCCTGACCAAATCGCCCGATAATGGTCTGCGGACGCAGGTAATCAATAAAGTACCTGCGCATATTCCTGGTATTCAGACAGGCTGCCTGCCCACTGCGGGTCCGTGGTGGTCCCTGCCCCCACCGCCGATTTCAGGACATGATGCAGACGGCTGTCATCCGGATACTGACGACGGGCCACTTCCAGGGCTTCAGAGCGGACACCTTTAGCCGCGGCCAGTGATTTGGCAAAGCGGGCGAAACCAATCCCCTTCTCCAGTTTCTGCTCAACACGGATCACCGGCGCTGAAGCCACCGTGGCCACATTCCCGTTACCGGCCTGTTTCACCGGCTGTGCCGTGGCGGCCTTACTGGTTTCCAGTTCACGCAGACGCTTCAGGTGCGCATCCACCTGACGGATTTCCGCTGCGGTGTTGTCGTAGTGCTCTTCCTCTTCCACATTCCCAGTGTGCGGCCTTCCTCTGCGGCTTTGTTCATGATCTCCTCAAGGGAGGCTGCCAGCGCCGCACGCTTGTTTTCAAAACTTTTTAATCTGTTCACCAGTATTCATTGCTGACTTTTCCTTATGAAAAGAGGTTATTGACTGTGCCGCAGCGCCGGCAGAAGATGCGATTTTCACCACCGGTTTCCGGTTGCCGGACGCGGCAGAAAACGGGCGGTCGAAATATTTAATGGTCCGGATGGTGCATTCCGCATTCGCGGGCACGGTGACGGCAGACACCTCCATCAGCTCCCAGCGCAGAAAATGCAGTCCGCCTCCGTCCAGATAAGTGTATTCATGGGGGCGAAGCCCACAGAAAGCCCCCTGACCAGCCCGGTCTTAATGGCAGCCCAGGCCTCATCCAGCCGGGCTGCCATCTGGGAGGGCATCCCCGGCTCCGGCTTCACCAGCATTGCCGTGATTTCCAGCCCTTCCCTGACCCGACGCACCGTACACTGGCCTACAGGGCGGGAATGGTCATGCTGCCAGAGAAACGGGATCGTACTGCCAAACTCCGCCCCCTCCGGCTCCAGGATGTCACCATCCCGATCCGGAGAAGGCGTTGACGCAATCCCGGTGATCACCCGTTCATCCTCACTGAAGGATTTCACCGTCAGCAGGGAACAGGCCCGTTTAAGAGTCACATCAGCCTCCTGAAAATAAAAAAACCGCCGCAGCGGTTCATGATGGTTACAGGGTGAGCAGGGTTATATGAAAAAAACCTCATACGCTTTCTTTTTCGGTTCCGGATTCAGGGACATCAGGGACACCGCATTGAACAGCGCCATCAGCGGGTCAATTTTTCCCCGTCCACTGGCCTGTTTGGTGATAAGAATGGCGTTACCTTTAGGCTCCACCCGGGCATTGCCGACACACCAGGCCATCAGGGGCTGGTCACCATGCACCAGCACCCCTTCAGCCAGTTTGCGCTCGGTGGTTTTGATGGCCCCGCCCAGCTTCCAGCCCTGGCTTATCCCCACCACACTCTCATCGGGGATCCCGGCTTCCGCCAGTGAATCCAGAATCTGCCCCACACCTGACGGGTCAATACCGATATGATCCAGTAACTCAGCCTCATGAATACGACGCACATACTCCGCCACTTCCGCCGTGTCATCCCCGACCCGACGGACAATCGTCATGTCTCCACAGGCCACAAAATCCTGAAACCGGGATGCCTCACTCTTCCGTCTGACCACCGCGGTTTCATGCACCCAGGCATGGCCCCAGCCCAGCCATTCGCGGGTTTCCCTGTCACGGCCAGTCACGTACATTCCCAGCAGATCATCCAGGCCCCCGCCGTCAATCCTCACCGTCACCACATCAGCGCGCTGCAGGATATCGTCCAGGCTGACGCGCCTGCCCTGCTGCTCCCAGAAATCCGCGCCCGCCCAGCGGTCAGAACGCAGGGCAAGACCAATTTCCACATTGGCGTGTTTTGACATGAAGCCACGAAATGCTTCCTCACCAGCCTCCCGGGCTTTACGGTACTCCCGGTACAGAAAGGCCTCATCCACCGAATAACCGAGATTCGGGTTAACCATGGCGAGGTTTTCCATCAGCAGGTGAGCCCCGCTTTCCACCATTTCAGGAGGATGCTCAAAAATCACCGGCAGAAAGTGCGGATCATGAATTTTGCCGTCACGGACATCCCGGGCATACTGCAGTTTCTGTCTGAACACCCCGGCGGGCGGTTCATTCGACTGGGTGGTCGTATACACCACAAACCCTTCCGGACGGGAGCAAGCCCGCCGATGGCTTCACGTAGCATGTCTTCCGCCTTGTACTGCTTGCCAAACAGCCACAGTTCATCAATCAGTGTCCCCACGGACTTGATACCGGACACCGTATTCGGATCGGCTGCCACCACCTTCAGGGTGGTGTCCGTCACCCGATGGGTGATGGTCCGGATATGGGTCTGCACCTGACAGAGGTCATCCAGATCATCGTCCCGTCGTACCATATCCCTGGCAGGGTTGAAGGCGTTAGCCGCCACCTCCACAGTCGGGGCCAGAATCGTGTAGCCCGCCGCCTGCCGCCAGTTCAGTAACAGCGCCGTCATCATGATCCCCGCAGCCAGCGTGGACTTCGAGTTTTTCTTGGGGATAAGGATAAACACTTCCTTGATATGGCGAACACCGGTCTGCGCATCGTAGGAGCCAAACAGGGCCGCCACCAGGTCAAACACCCACGGTGCACAGGACTCCCCGAATGTCGGGCTACCAGGTGCATCCACAATTCGCAGTTGTTTAAAAATCGCCAGTGCATGTGCAGCCTGGTCCGGATAAATCGGAGCCGGAATAATCGACAGCCCCTTTTTCAGGCGCTCTGCCCAGTCCGGGCAGGCCGTGCTCCACACAGGTATCATCCGTTGCCCTCATTATCATTATTCACCACCAGGCGGGGTGGTGGTGGCACCGCAAAACGGTTAGCCGCTTTTTTCGCCGCGTCACCTTTTGCCGATTTTTTACCGGCATCCCCTTTTTATGGTGCGTGAACTGCGCCAGCTTATAAGCCGCATCCAGCGCCAGCCTGGGGTCGGTATTAATGTTCTCCACCAGAAGACGCCCCATCGCTTTCACCGGATCGGGAAGACCATCCTCCATATATTCAATACCAGGAGACATCACCGCGGACGGTGGCATCTCCGGATTGTTTTCGTCCGGCTGTGGTATTGCAGCCGCCTCACGGCGACGGGGTTTATCCTCCTGCTCTGATTTTTTCTGCCGGTAAACAGGAACCTCATCCACCTCCACCGTCTCGCATTGTTTACGGGCTATAAACGCAAGCACCTCCGGATCTTTTGCCAGCTGCGAGCCTTTAACCCTGGCGGTCTTCGCCGAATAACCGGCGGCAATGGCTGACGCTGTTTTGTTTTTCCCGGACATGAGCGCCAGCGCAAATTTTCGTTTTTGCGTTGTCAGCACAGCCTCCTCCCGGGTCCAGAACGCACTCAGCCGGGTATGGTTCAGCCCATTTTTCCCGGCGTCTCATGCCGCAAATGTTAACTGCTGCCTGGTTAACATTTGCTGAAAAAGCCAGTTAACATTTTTTCCGCACAACAAACTGAATAATAAAGATAAAAACCGCAAAAATGCCCGGACAGCCAGTTAACATGTTAACTGCCCTGAAACGGGAATTTTTTCTCTGCGTGAGAGGGGGCGCGGTGTCCGGAGCGATCGTTTTTTTCGCCGGATGATCCCCCCCGGGTCGGGTCACAGTCCGATGATATCGTCTGCCCTGCCATGACCTCCGGACACCTCCGGCAGCGTCGGGTCCGGCATACCACCCGCCGCTTCACGAGCAGACTTTTGTCGATGGCATTCGGTACAGAGCGTCCAGAGATTCGTCTCCTCATTACCACCACCGAACTGAAGTGCAATTCGGTGATCGAGTTCACTGTCACAGAGGTCAACCACACGACCACAGAGACAGCACTGCCCGGCATCCCTGAGCCAGATATGACGCTTGAGGGAAACACGTGCACTGCCACTGACACGACGCTGTTCACCCTTCAGAATATTCACCCGCCGGGTGTTCAGAGTTTTGATTCTGCCCGGTAACGTACGAAGCACAGCCATGTAAAATCCTCTCCATATAGCTTGTCACCAGAGGAAAGAAAATGTCATCGAAAAACCGGACCCGCAGAACCACAATCCGCAATATCCGTTTCCCCAATCACATGATTGAACAGCTCAATATCGCCCTTGAACATAAAGGTTCCGGTAACTTTTCAGCGTGGGTTATTGAAGCCTGCAGAAGAAGGCTGTCAACAGAGCGTTCGGGTATGAATTACATAATTAAGTAACATGGTGTTCACAGAACACACAGTTACCGGACACATCAGTTTTCCATTCGTCCCCCGGCAGTACAGGCTTCCCGTCTGACGGGATAGCCTGAAAAAACACAGAAAATTATTTGTTATAATTAATATAACTTACTCAAAAAAAGCGACGAGAAAATCAGCATCAACGAGCAATAAGCGCCAATACGTGATAACAAATGGCAGCCATATTTATCTGCAGTATAAGCAATGGACAGGATAACCACACCAGAAACCGTCAGCATAAAATCCATTTGAACTTCCCCGGACAAAATCGACTCATCTAAAGATTTACAGCTCTTTTTATTATCAATATGTTAAAAGTAAAATAAACAGATGTTCAATAATACGAATACAAAAACGTGCTGAAAATCAATGAATCCATTTCTGTGTTATCAATTAATAGTGATAAACATCCGGCTTCTTCCACCATCGCACCGGACCAGCGACCATGAGGGGACAACGCCGCGCTCCGTTAACGCGGTAAACCCCGGTGTGTATCGTTTTTGATTATCCCCGCACACTCGCGCAGAGGATTCTCCCGGTCGGGCTGCGGTCTCTGTTAATGCAGGAATACGGCGACAATACCGCGCATGAATAATAAGGTCGCTCAACACACTGGCTGTAATGCAGCGGATACCATGCGGCATTTAGCGGCATTCATCGTACACTCAACGGTTAGCTCTTCATTCGTGGCATTCACCTGAAAGGTCCGGGAGTGTAATTGCGTACATTTACCACTGAACGAACCTTCAACAAGAACACGACCACGCTGCAAAATACGGAACGGAATTGTTCCCTGAAAAGGCTTTACGGTTACCAATAATTTCTTCATGCATTCTCCGAATAACAAAAATACTAGTTAATACACTGAGTGCGGATATATTCCTGAAGCATTCTCAATGCTGCCTGGTCGCTGATGATTCCGTCTCTGATACCGAGAACGTTTCGTCCAGCAACCGGAGAGAGTTCGACGGCGGCATCATTGCCCACGCCGGAGGTGCCGGTGGCTTCACGCACGGTACCGGGGCAGGTGGCGTTGATCCGCAGGCGCTTACGACCAGCGGCAACATCAGCACGCAGAGTTTCATTTTCAGCTCTCGCATCGGCTAATTCCCTCGAGTATTTTGCATCGAGCGCAGCAACATCGCGCTGGCGCACCTGCATATCAGTAATGGTTGCGTTTGCCAGATCCAGCTCACTGGCTTTTTTATCGCGCTGCGCTTTGTAGGTGATGGCGTTATCGCGGTAATGATTCAGCCCCAGACTAAGCGCACCACAGACCACCAGCAGAATAACGGTAAACGCGGAAAGCATTCGGTTTATGCTCACCCCAGCAGCCCCGACGAAGACAACATCATCCAGCCCATGGAAAGAAAAAGAGCAACCAGCATTAGTGAAAATGAAATGCCGACGATTACACAGAGGATCTTCGCCAGCATTATGAGTTTGTCTGACATAGCTACCCCTTAATTGCCACAATTCACTGGGATACTACCCATAAAAAAGGGATGCTCCAGACCAGCAAAAATTTCCAGTTTGGTAATTGACTAATCATGAGTCGCAACTCCCTAATCAGTTTGCTAAAATCAATCAAGGCAGCCTCCCATAGCTTACTGCCATAAACATAAAACCCCGTTTGCAACCAACAAACGGGGTTTTTACTTTTATTCACTTGGGTTTTGCCAGTTCGCAGGATTTCGTGTTATCTGCCCGCGTTGGCCAACGTCATTTTTAAGCAAAATATTCTGCTTATCTGTCGATACCCCAGCACGCCAGCGCACTTTCCTGATCTCGCCGGGATACCTGACCGTAGCAATTATTTGAGCGGATACGGCAGTCTCTGCCACCGTCCTTAATCCACCAGCGAATCGCTTCGCAGGCACCTTTTCGATCACCTGCATTAATTCGTTTATAAAACGTCGACGGGAAACACTTACCGGGGCCAATGTTATACGGACAGAATGACGCGATCCCCGCTTTCTGGGGTTCGGTCAGCGGCACTTTGATGTTTTTCTCCACCCATGCCAGCGCCTTGTCACGTTCGATGGCATTAACCCGGTCGCATTTTTCCTTTGACAGCTTCATGCCAGGAATAACAGGCTTACCATCCACCAGAATGGCACCACGGCAGATGGTCCAGATCCCCGCACCATCACGGTATGCCGTGGTGTGGTTACCTTCCTTTTCATCCAGAAACTGGTCGAGGATTTCAGGCGCAGAAGCACCTGCACCAATCAGCGCCAGAACGGCAGCCGACAGGCCGTATTTTATTTTTCGTTCATGGGGATTTATCGATTTCTAATCCCTTGATATGTTAGGTATATAATCCAACACTCATGGTCGCTCTCATAAACATATCCCTTGAGACGCAGCAGATTACAACAAATGAAGCCATATAAATGAACAGTAAAGAAAGTTTGCGCAGAAGATTTTTACAACTAATGACAGAAAACGTTAAATCAGAGTTACTTCTTCTGATGGCAGATAATAACGAAGCAACAAGCAGCATTCTTGCAGACCCTTACGGTAAGATCTCACATAAAACGCTGGATATTATTACCACAACATTAACACCGCTGATGCTTCAACGGCTGAAACATAATATCAACGCATGGGTTAATGAAGAATTAAGTCCTCCCTGCTTATGGGATTCTCGTTACGCATGTCAGCAAAAAATGCGAATTTTCAACTTACTATCACCAAAGCTCAGGTAGCCATAAAATCCTGCCCTTCATGGCATACAGGATTTCAATGGAATCACAATGACCAACTCTTGCACAGCTGTATCCCTGACTCCCCGACAACTCAGATTTTCAGTATCTGCTGCTATCTAAAGAGAAAGCGCACAAATGCAAGGGTCTTTCATCACGTCCTGTTATTGATTGCCTGTGACCTTTTCTCACCTCATGGAACGTTTTTTCAGTTAGAAATATTCATTTTACAACCAGTTCGTATTGTTTATTCATCGACTACTCTCCCCGCGCCACCTTACGCTTATCTTCTTTAATCTTGAAATAAAGGTTAGTCAGATACGTCAGCAGGCCAAACAGCAGACTCCCCAGCACACCTATTGCCACCCACTGGGACGGAGAGACTTTGTCCAGCAGTTGCAGTAACCAGTATCCCGTCCCTACCGCTGACGTGGTGTATGACACACCTGTTGTGATTTTTTCCATCTGATGTATGTCTCCGTCACCGCCGACAGAAAATGAAAGTAAAGGAAAACAAAAAGCCGCCAGTGTCACCCACTGACGGCCAACTCCGGGAGCCGTGATTATGGCATTCAGGCTCTGCTAAAAATGCCAGATAACATTCCGGCCTCCCCTGATTCAGGTTATAAATGACACAATATCTTGACAACACCCGTCACTGTCTGTCAGAAAATATACCGCCAGGCATAAGTATCATGTGAAATCCAACTATCCTTCTGAGCCAGCACCTCTCCACCGAAAGTCAGTGCTGGCTGTTTTTTTCCTAATAAAGCATCTGTAACTGAAACAATCCGCATATTGATAATATATTGACAGGCATCATTGCTGTCTGTGAAAAATAAGTCTCTACAAACATATAAGGCCTTTTAGCCAGCGTCTTCTTTCAGGTCAGTCGCTGGCTCTTTTTTTATTATGCTGCCGGTGCATTTATCTCCAGCACCAGACTTTCTATCTCAACGCCATACGCTGCATTTTTTGTAACATCCGTCAGCGTCAGCGCATTCAGTCCCAGTGTCATACTGTCTTTTATAACCTGGAATGCCGGGCCAGCCACTCCATTCAGTTTCGGAGTAACCGTGGCACTGCCGGCGGTGAACACCAGCTCCAGCGTCTGCCAGTCGTTACCGTAATCGCCGAACTCCCCCAGCTTCGTGTTTCCGGCTTTCCTGTGATGCATCAGATTCACTCTGCCGTCAGTGGTCTGAGTGAAGTACGACATCAGGAACGGATTACCGGTACCCGTCATCGCCACACCATCAGGAACGGGAGCATCCGTATACAGATAAATCCCCAGCCCGAACTGATTGTTGGTCAGTGCGCCTGACAGGCGGAACTTACAGGTCAGTCTGCCGCCCTGTGTCAGCAGGGTAATTGCGTCATCCACCGGATGCGTCAGGGACCAGGTTTTATTGCTCTGCTTGGTGATCTTAAATACACCATCTGACAACTGAATTCCGCCATCCTTAATGCTCCAGCCCTGCGCAGCAGCCTCTCCGGCTGCCGGCAGCAGGGAGATTGTGCGAACGGACGTATCTGCAGACGGACCCGATGGCGTGTTGCCGCCGGGCGAGGGTTTGATTTCCGGTGCCTTACCACTGATGAAGGCTGAGGTGCGCCCGGCTGCGTTCAGAATAGCGGTTGCCAGACGATCCGGAATAATGCTCCTGCGCGCCCATGAACTGAAATGTGTCGGGCGGTTTGATGATACCTGGTTTCCATTCGTTCTCGATGCCGCACCGTAATATCCTGATGCCGGAATATCCGGATCTTCTGCCGGCGCGTTAGTGGCGGTATTGACGCCGTTACCGTCTGTCATGAAGGGCACAAAATAAACGCCCTCACTCTCCCTGTTTTTATACCCGCCGTACACGGTGTCGTACTGGGTAGCGTATGTATTTTTCCAGTAATACGTCGTGTCACCACAAATCCACGGCACATCTGCAGCACTGCCACCATGGCACTGCGCGTTAAACACGGAGAGGTCAGCACGAAACTGTGTCAGCATGGCTGTAAACAGCGCAGGTTGCTGTGCGTGGGTGGCGGCGCTCATGTCAAACTCTCCCTGCATCCAGCACACCGCCAGCAACACATTTTTCGGGTTCTTCTGTAATGCAGCTTTGGTGCGCGCAATCAGGTCCTGATATAACGGTTTACCCACACCCCAGCGCGCCGAATCCTGGCTGGCCCCCGTGTCCGCACTGAATGTCCCCTCCGCGCCCTGGGTAAATGCCGAACCACCACGACAGCATGGTACCAGCAGGATCCCCGCGTTATTCGGGATATACGGAAGCAGTTTTTTGGCAATATGTAAGCCCTGGCCGACACAGCCGTACTGCCCTTTGCTCAGGTCTGCCTTCGGATGATTCAGCGTACTCATATCCTGCACATCATGCAGGCAGTGGTCGGCCGGAATAATATCGTTATATCTGCAGGCAGCCCCACCCGGCGTCACTGTACTGCGGCGCGCCAGCTGTTTAATGCGCGGATCCGGAGCATCGTATGAATCCGGCAGCGGAAGCCCTTCACCGTAAGCCATGGCATTGGACTGCCCGGCCAGTACGATGACGTAGTACCAATCCGGCTCAGTTGCACCACTGACCACCACATCACCTTCTGCTGTAATCGCCTGCATCAGGGTATAAGGGGTTATGGCTACCGGACTACCAAACGGCTGCCAGCCCTCTTTCAGTTTGTGTGTCAGCTTTTCCGCAAGGTCTGACGGCGACGCCGCCCTGACAACATCATAATGTTTAAATGTCATTATTCCTCCCGGCCGGGATAGTGTATTAAATCAGATATGGAGTGGGCTGTAGTCCGGAAGCCTGAATGACACACGGGGACTACAGCCCAAGAAATGAAAAAGGCCACGCAGTTGCGCAGCCTGATAAACCCTGGTTAAAATCCACACGATAACAAC